GAATGCCATCACCGAAAACGGTCGTGAAGGAAGCCACGACAGCCACGATCACAACTACGACCAGTCGCTTGACTGAAATTCCATTCATGTTCTTCGTGCCTCCAATGCGCTCACCTTGTTTTCTAATTTACCGAGTCTTTGTTCTATCAGGCGGACTTCTTGCCCTTGCCGGTCAAGTGCAGACAGTATGCCAGCGTTTTGTACTTCAAGCTTTGCCAAGCGCACTTGCAATGCCACCCATGCAGATCCGATTGTGATGAGTGTTACAAATGCCTGTATGCCTATCTGAACCCAATTATCTAAACTCATGCCGTCCGCTCCACCAGCCCTACGTGCTGTACTAAAAGGTCGGTCTGTCCAAAGTCTGTCCCGACCACATCGTAATACTTGGAATCGTCACCTACAACATAAATACGGTCGTGAGCCATCACATCAGCCGATACCGGCAAGGTAACACTCCAACCTGCTGATGGTTGGATGCCACCGCCTACAATGCTCTCTGTGTCGCTCTGGTTGCTTATCCTGCCCTTGTAATCGGCAACCTTGCGCCATGTCTCAGTAACACCGCCGCGCCCATCTTCAGTCAGCGTGAAGCGGTGAACCTCAATAGGTGTCTGGCATAGGTTGCGTACCAAGCCAGCCTGCAGCGTTGCACGGAGGATAGGGCTCATGCGAACACCACCGGGCGATAACGTTCAGCCATCTCAATGCAGTGCGCTTTGAGTTGGCTTAGCTTCACATCGCTTGTGCCTTCCTTGGCATCGATGTCAGAAGCACAGCGGGAGGCTTTGATGAACCATGCTTGCCGGGTTGCAGTCCGGACATCGTAGCGTTCCACGTTAGCAGGTCCCATATCAACCCACATTAGGACAGGGTCGCTGGTGCCATCTAGGACGCTCCAGCCCTTCCACTGTCCACCGGGATATTCTGCCCATTCTGGTTCTGTGGTTGATGTCGTACCGGCTACACGACACTCATACACCCTGCCATTAGGAGTGCTAGGGACTACACGATCGCCAACAGCATAAGCCGTGCTGGCTGTCCATGTCCTAAACCGTGAGTAGGAATCAAGGATAGAGCCTATCTCGGTTGTGGACAGTTGTGGGTATGACTGGGCATCCACGAACAGGCTCACTTGTGCAATGGCTTCGGCACGGGTCAACATAGTGTAAGTATCCCACACGAGCATCAGCGCAAGACTAACGCAATAGACAAAGAGAAAGCCCCCGGCAGTGATGCCGAGGGCTTTGTAGCGAGTCTGCTAGGATTATGTAGCAGAGGATGCACCAACGATGAGCGAGCCTGGGACTCGTGCAGATGCTGTACCGGAAACGTTTCCGATGTCAAATGCGGAGAAGGCGTAACGCTCGGTTGCCTTGAATGCAAGTGCATCTTCCTTGAAGTACTGCTGATCGGATACTTCAATCGTAACCGAGCGACGGTCACCGAATGCAGTACCAACCGACAGGTCACCAAGCAGGATGTAAGGCGTAGAAGCTGCAAGGGTCTTCTGCATATTCTGAACGAATACAACATCGTAACCAAAGAGCTTAGGTTGTGCGCCGAATGCCTGTTGGAGGTCAAGGATAGCGTTTCCGCTGAGTGCGTTGAGCAGAGGAGCGATGGCGTTGTACCAGATCTCCTTGTGCATATACCACTTGGCGTTAGCTGCGTAGGTTGGCAAGCGTCCTACCATCGTTGCAAGGTTGGTCAACGTTGGAGCATACGTGATTGTCTGCCCGGTCGTGAACTGAACCAAGGAAGCGATGTTAGCCTTCGTTGCGTTGGCATTGTAGACAGCCCAGAGACAACCATCAATGGATGTGGTTGCATCTGTCGCATTGTTGAACACAACACGGTCTTCTTCCTTAGCCAAGACATAAGCCATGTCACGGGCAAGGGATGCACCAAAGTCGATGATGCTGTCTTCTGCGAGTTCCTTGGAAACCTGCGTGAGAACTGCTGCCTTCTTCGCTGTCAAGCTAACCTGTGCAAAGGTCATATCCGACAATGTGATTGCCGTATTCTCACCCGGGTAGTAGACAGTTGTCGATGCAGTGCTGTTTGGTACACGGAGCGTATCGCTGGACATCGGGTAGATGCGGCAGTTTTGACGTGCAATACCAAATTGCTCACGGAGGTAGATAAGGTCGCTGGACAATGGATCTGGGACTGTGTAGCCACCAGCACTGTCTGTGCCTTCGTTTGCCTTGATGTGGTTCTTGACCCAATCGGTAGCCTTGCGGTTGCCCATAATGGAGCGAGCCCACTGACCCCAAGCGTATGCCTTGTAGTTGCGCTCTTCGGCAGTATCACCTGGGAGGAGGTCGGTGATGCGCTTTGATACGCCACCGGACTTCCATGGCTTGTCTTCTACAGGAGCGGAAGCAACAGGAGCGGTAACGCCGAGGGACTTGATGGTCTCTATGCGCTCTTCGATGTTCTTTGCCTCAGCCATCAGTGACTTGACCTGTGCAAGGTCTCCATCACCAGCTGCGAGTTCACGAGCGGAAGCGAGAAAACCTTCACGCTTGGCTTGTAGTTGTTCGATATTCATAGTTGTGTTAACAACTCCAAACGGGCGAGCAGTTCGGCTCGCTCGTTTACATCAGTGGCTTTCGCCTCGACTACGAGATCCGGTTGCTTCTCTGGCTGGTCTGCGTCCCGCAGTGAATCCCAGACAACAGGGGCAAGGCGCTTCGCGCTTGACCGGCTAAGACCGACTGCATCCCGCAGCCGACGTTCGACACCCCGCAGTGATACAGGGTGAATACACTTTTTACCGTGCATGGCATAGAGAGCCTTTGCACGTTCTGCGAAAGCATCGACCAAGGCATTAGCCATGTCGGCACTCTCGATCACTTCCATTGCACCAGAAAGCGCATCCCAGTAGGCTTCAAGCCCTTCGTGGATAAGTTCTCCTTCGGCTTCCTTGAATATCTCAGCTGCATACTCAGCGGCTGATTGCTCAGGCATCGGAGCCACAACCATCTCTTCTTCTTCCATCATAGGCTCCATCCCGTACATCTCCTCTAGGCTCTTGACCGAGTTTCGGTACTCGGCAGGTGTAGGTGTGATGCTTGCCTCAGCGATACACCAGCGGGTAATCTCGCTTGCCTTGCCTACGCTTTTACGCTCGACCATATGACCAGCCGCACCAGACGAATAACCCATCTTGCCCTGTTTGCAAAGCTTGGCGATCATGCTTCCGTATTCATCAGCCATATCTAACTGCGCTTCGTACCATAGCCCGGTTTCGTCCATCTTGACGTAGCCAGTACCGATAGACTTCTTGCCGATCATCTTGTCCATGCCGTGGTGATAGTAGACATTCAAAGGGACACGCTCACCGGCTTTGATCGGGAATCCAAAGTCTGTCTGAGGTGTGAAGTAGTCACCCTCTAGATCGGTTGCATCAGGAGAGCCAAAGCGCACAAGGTAGCCTTTGACGCTTCCAAGGCGGTCTGACTTAATCGAATCACTGTAGACGGTTAGCAGGTCCATAGCGTAAGTATCCCACACACCCTATACGAGGCTCCGTAGTGGCAGTACACGGGTTGTAGGTCCCCAGTCTTGGTTGTCCTGCACCTGCACAAAATCAGCAAGCGGTTTGCCATCCATGTACATCTGATAGCGTGTAGGTCCCATGATGGCTAACTTGTCTGCTTCGGACAGACCAGCAAGGATTCGGTCAGGTGTTGCTACTGCTGGTCTAGTATCAGGGATTGAAGAATCCCCGGTAATCTCCGCCCATGACATCGTTACCGGAACCATGACGCATCTACAGTTCGGATGCGATGGCATGATTTCGTCTGTGGCGGAAAGCGTACCGGACAATGCCAGACAGGCTAAACATACCCGGCTATCTTGGGTCGCTTGCCGTCGGTATCCTTGCACCGCAGGGTTCTGGGTGTAGAGTTGCCGTTGTGCTTCACGGGCTGACCGGATCATCTCGGTACGTGCTATGGTCTCCGCTCGTTGCCGTCCGATATCAGCTGCCTTGCGCACACGCCGTGCAACAGTTCGTGGACCTTCACCCAGCGAGATTCCCTGTACCAAAGCCATCTGCATAGCGTCAGTGGTTACCTGCGGGATTGTTGCAAATAGCTCACCCAGAGGGCTTCCATCACCCGAAAAACCGACAAAGGCTTGGAGGCTTTCGTCTGGGAGTTGTGTCCATGAACTGCCGAGTGTAACGCCAGCCGGTTTACGACCAGCCGCCGTTTCAACCATGCCGACGCTCGCCTCATTCGCAAGGATGGCACTTTCGAGTTGTCCATCGGCGGTTATCTGTGCCCCCTCGATTGCAAACTTCTTTAGGTTCCTGCCTAGTTCCTCGATGTTGTCTATTATGCGCTGACGCATCCAGAGTATGGTTTCGCTTGGCGGTTCGCCGTTGGCTTCACGCTCTGCGATGCGCTCTTCCAAGGCTTCGAGTTCTTCGATGCTGGCTTTGGTAGCGGCTTTGTATGCTCTCTGCATCCGGGATATGGCTACGCCTTCACGCTCCAGTAAGTCATTCCTAAACTTCTGACTAGCGGCATAGATTCTGCCCGTACCATCGTCTACTCGTTTGTATGAGCCTCCATCAGCTCGTACCCGTAAAAAGGGTGAGACTTGTACACCACCCCCGGGGTGCAACAATCAAGGCTCTTGCCTTCATCGCCCTGCATTTGGTTGCGCTTGGATGTTGC